CGATTTAAACAGCGTCCTGGGCTTAATGCCGTTTAGCAACAGGCTGTCTTTGTTTTCGAGCTCGATTGCGTAGCCAAGTGTTCGTTCGCTCATTTCAGTGACTCCGCAATTTCGTTAAACGCCTTATACCAGTCGGCTCGGGTGTATTCCCTGGTTTCCTGGCTCACCTGGAAAGCTTCGCCAACTTTTTGCCGCCAGGTTGCCCATTGCTTGCAAGTTTCCGGGTCGGGACATTCCATTTCCGCCGCTTGTTGATTTAACCAGGCAAACACGTTTGAACCTGGATCGTCGTAATTTTCATTTGTCACGGATTTAAGCGATGGGCGACCGTAAAGAAATTCGCCGGCCTGGCGATGGTGCTCTGCAACCTGGGCCCTTGTTCGCTTATCGGCGGGCGCTGTGTCGGCACTTACCTGGCCAACGCCGTAATCGTTTGCCACGGGCTCGCTGGGCCTGCCGCCAACGCCCACCACAACAATTTTTGTTGTTTCATAAATGTTTTTGTCAAAGTCGATTGCTCGAACGTCAACCCAACATTTTCCTGGAGGCACGAGCCATTTGTTTTTTGCAACCTGGACAAGCACCACCGGATCCCGGTTTATGTCGTCGGCATAAACGGAAATGTTTTTGGCGTCACTCGTCACCGTGACCATTGTTTGCTTGCTGGCTGTCGGCAATGTTGGCTGTTTTTGTTCCTCCAGGCTGTCAAGCACCTTGCCGTCGGAATCAATCAGCTCGGTGCGGACAGTGAGAAACGAGCTCTGCATTGTCGTCGCTTCGCTGACCTGGACTCGCAATTGAGCAAGACCAGGGGAGCAAAGGGCCACCGACAACAACGCCGCAAAGATCATTTTTTTCATTGGTCTTTCCCTGGTTTAACGTCGCCAAAAAAACAACCGAGAAAACAAGCCAAGCCGACCGGAGGCTGCCCTGGCTTGTCGCCGGGCTTGTCTTTTTTGGTAATTGCAATTGATAAACGCTTGAACGCCGGCAGCTACGCAGCCCCAATTTACCGCTTTCCTGGGCTGAGCTGGCGCGGCATAGGTGATTTCCCTGGTTTCATACGTTCGCACAACTGGGATTTCAACTTCGACTTCCACCGTCCTTAACTGCTTCGTTTTGACCATTTCGGTTTCCGTCCAGGTCTTTACAACCGGCGAGCTCCGCCAGGGAATCACGTAGCTAGTTCGGCAATCAACGCAGTCCTGGGCGGAAGCATTGCCGGCGAGTGCGGTAATGACCGCAAAAACGAGTAAACTAATCGTTCGCATTTTCTAATCCTTCGGTTTCATTTGAGTCTCTGCCATTCTCTGGCCAGTACAGCACAACCTGGGGCGCGGCGTCCTGCGTTACTTCCAGCTTTTCGCTGAACATACCATAATGCTTTCCTAAAAGCTCCAAAGCTTTGTTTTTATCCGAAAACTTGCAGGTTGTCACGCCAGAATCCGGATCCTTCTTTGCTACCTTAACGAGCTCGTCAAAGACTTTGGTTTGGTCAAATTTAAGCTTTTCAGCTATGCTGTCAGTAATGTCTGCAATTTTTTTTGAAATGTCAACTTTTGATAACAGGCGGCTGGCTTGAATCCTGGCTGTTTTAACGGAGTAACCAGCCCGGATTGCTGCCTGGGTCGCATTGTGATCTACAACAAATTCCTCGCAAAATCGCACTTGTTTGGGCGTCATTATGCAAAACTCCAAAAAAATTACTGTAAGCCCCAACCCAGGCCCGCAAACGGTCGCTGCGGGATCCCGAGCCGATATTCTAATCTATGGCGGCGGTGCTGGCGGTGGCAAAAGTTTTTACCTGGTCAACGAACCGCTTCGCCATATTGGCAACCCCAATTTCCGAGCTGGGATTTTTAGGCGAACCTACCCGCAAATTCGCGGCCAGGGTGGAATCTGGGACGAAGCCAGGCAGACCTACCCTCATTTTGGCGCAAAAATGCGGGAAGGTACACAACTAGACGCCGTATTTCCTTCTCAGGCTAGCATCGCTTTCCTTCATTGCCAGCACGAAAAAACAAAATACGATTACCAGGGACACCAATTTGGCTACCTGGCATTTGACGAGCTTACCCACTTTACCGAATCGCAGTTTTTTTACCTTCTTTCCAGGAATCGGACAACTTGCGGGATCCGCCCGTATTGCCGGGCATCCTGCAACCCCGACGCTGGATCCTGGGTCGCTTCGTTCATTTCCTGGTGGATCGACCAGGACAGCGGTTTTCCGATTCCGGAGCGGTGCGGTCAGTTACGTTATTTCGTTCGTGAAAACGACGAGCTCGTTTGGGCGACGGATCCGAACGACCTGGTTGAGCAATTTCCCGACTACCAGGTTGACGATTTGCTTAGCGTTACATTTGTCCCGGCATCGCTCGACGATAACCCGGTTCTCCTGGAAAAAGACAAGGGCTACCGTTCCAGGTTAAGAGCTCAGCCTAAAATTGAGCGGGAACGCCTGGAAAAAGGAAACTGGAAAGCCGCCGAAGGGGCGATAATTTGCAAAACATGGTTAAATCGTTACGAACAAGCCGGCGATATTACACAATTGTACTACCACAGCGAGCTTTTGGAATTAAATGTTACACAGCTACGTCGTTTTGCAACAATTGATACAGCAGGTACGAGCAAAGAAAAGGCCGCTGAAATGCGGGGCGATCCTCCAAGTTTTTCGGTTTGTGCCGTTTGGGATCATTTCCGGCACCGGGACAACATTCACAACTACGATGTTCTAATTCTTCGCCACGTATGGCGTGACCAGGTAGACTGGAACGACCTTAAACGCCGTATTCCGGAAGTCCTCCGCAATTGGAACGTTCCTGTTGCCGTGATCGAAAACGCGCACTACGGCCAACCGCTAAGCATGGAAATGAAGGGCCAAAACACTAAACTTGTCGGGCCAAAGATTCCTGGCATGGATGACACGTCCAGGGGCGCTAAGCTTGAGCGGGCGATTGCCAGCGGTTTTCTTAGTCGCCTGGAGGACATTGGAATCTGGATTCCCGAGCGGGAGGCGGCTCCCTGGGTGAACAATTACGTCAGCGAGCTAACGTCTTGGACGGGTCTGCCAAAAGAAACTGCCGACCAGATTGACGTTTCGAGTTACGCAGCTTTCCACGTCCGCCAAATGAGCCAGGGCTGGGGCGGCCCAATCAGCATTTAGCACTGTTCCACCGTTCCACCGTTCCACTTTCGTTCCACCTGGAATAATAGCGTTTTGCTCGGTAAAAACCGGCGTTTTTGACTGTTCCACTTTCGTTCCACCTGGAACAGCCTCTTTGAGCTCATAAAAAGAGCCCCCCAAAGGTTCACTGGCGAGCAAGGCGAAAATGCCAGTGTCGGTTCCGAACCCGCACTTTGGGGGGCTGTTTCAATACAATTAGTGGCGAAAAACAATTTTCTTTTTTGCCACTAATTTTGTGAGCGTGCTTTTTACTCGGTTTTTACCGTGTTTGCAAGTTTAAATTAGTGGCGAAAAATACCTGGTATTTAATTGGCCTTAATTTGTGCTAGCCGGCGGCACTGGCTCAAATTTGTCGGTTTCCTGGTTAAAATCGTCGTCAAGTTCCTCGGTAATATCAAACACCAGCAACGGAGAATCCTCAGAAGAATCGTATTCGACAGACCGAACGATGTTGTAGCCGAAGTATTCATAGGCTTCGTCGCGATCCATTTGTTCCGACAGCACGTTGATAATTTGACTAACTGAATACACAGCACATAGGTGCTCGTCAAATGGAACCACACCAAGCAGGCAACTGTCAAAACCAGTCATCAGTTTAATTGTTACTTCTCGGTCGTCGGCCATATATTTAGCCATCCTTAAATTAGCTTCGCCGTTTGAAAGCCAACTTCGTTCGCCTGGTTCTCTAGTCATTTTTTACTCCTAATTTTTCCATTGGTAATAAAGCCCATTGAGGCACCCAATAACATTTCCGCCCATCTTCTTTGGCTGTCCTCCACCATTCATCCCGCTGACCATCGAGCCCAACCAGCCAGCCAGGGACGTTCAAAACAACTTTATTGTCTGGCGTTCGTTCTTTTAGGTCGCCCGTGACCAAAACAAAACGCCTGTTTATGTCTTTTTCTTTTTTTTGAATTAGTAGATGGCCAGTTCGACAATCCGTCCATCGAACTTCAATTTCTTGACTGCCCCCCAAATCGCCACCACAAACGTCTGGCGTATGCGGTTCCCAATGCAGATTAAGAAATTTTGCCACCGCATACTCAGCAAGAGCTCCCATTGCGTGCCGATCAAACGCCGTCCACTTTTCGCTTTCTGGGTTTGACTGGTTTTTTTTGTCGCGGCTATTTACCAGGTGACGCATAACGCCGGCCTGGCAAGCAAAAGTAACTTCTGCCCAGGATAATTTTATTTTTAACATTAGCGCTCCTAAAAAAGCTTTGCCTGGCGCTTGTCCGGTTTTGCTTTTATCCAACCGCACTCGGGCCGACCGTAAACGCCCGGCAACTGGTCTTTTGTCTTTTCGACATGCCCCTGGCTTGCCAACGTGTTAAGAGCTCGCCGAACGCTGGTAAGCGGCACGTTTTCGCCAGGCTCAAATACAGTTTGCCATATTGAGCTAGCCCCCTGCAATTCATCATCAATAACATGATTAACAAACCAGGAAAGAATCCTGGCATCCTGCCGAGCTGCTTTGTCCTGGTAGGCCGGAAGCTTGCTGTCGGCCTGTACTGTGTCGTAATACATTTTTTTCCCTTTCTACCAGTCGGCAAACTCGCTAAAAAACTTTGCCGGCTTGTAATCGTTCTTTAAAAACAAATAGAGCTCCGCCTGTTGATCCTCCAAACCAATCGCCGACACTGGCAGCATCGTATTTTCGTTAAATTCCAGCATCGGCAGCGAGCGGTTCATATCTTTATGGGGATCGACCGGGCGGCGATGAGACTCGCCAGCCTGGCACTCGCAAGACACCATCACCGTCTTAATTCGCAGGTCGGTCGGCTGGTAGGTGTCCCCGTCAACTCCCAGGTAGCTTTTCGGGCTGTAAACTTCAATCGCCCCTCTGTCCTCGCACTTGTGGCACCTGGCGGCGTAGGTCGATCCGTCATCCCAGCCAGGGCGGATCAAATCTTTTAGCAGATCCATGCGAAGCTTGGCTTTTACCTGGCCCATTATCACAACAGCGATTGCTGCCGCGTTGTAGCCCCTGGCTTCCATGAGCTCCTTAATTTCCTGGTCGGTCATGTTCTGGGCAGCCTTAGTAAGATTGTCCTGGTCAACTTCCGGGTTGGCAATCCTGGGAACGCTCGACTCAATGACCTGGACGGCGTTGCTGTGAGCGCACGATACAAACCGCTCTTTGATCTGGGCCACCGTCGGAAAACGGCTGAGCTCGTTCCGGCAGCGTTGCAGCGCCGCAAGAAACTGGTCATCCGTCCAGTTTTGAAACTCATCCCAGTAAACAGATAAAATCATATCGGTGACTTCGCCGCCCGTTGCGATTGCAGTTTTCGCCAGGTTAACTTTGAATTTTTCGTGATCCATCGCTTTCTTTCCTTTCAAACGAATTTTTATGATGCCATTCGCCGTCCGTGACCTGAACGACTTCTTTTAAAATACTAACGCCCAGTTGCCTTTGTAAAGCTTGAAACAGTGCTGGCATGTTTACAGCTTTCACAACTAACGCTGAGTCAGCTCCCCGGAGTCGAACTAAAAAATCTTTCATTCAACACCCTCCGGCTTCCAAGCCATTACTGCCTCCGCTGTCGTCTGTTCTTTCGCACCCTGGAACGTCTTTGGGCTTGATGCGTTTCGCCGGCTTGATCTAGCCCAATTCCTGGCAGCAGCTTTCCAGTCCTTCATTTTGTTTTTGCCAACCATCCAACCCTTCGATTCGTAAAAATCAAAAAATGCCTGGGCGTCAATTCCCAGCTCCGCCTCATCCGAATACAGCCTGATTAAATCAACACCAGGGCGAACGAACGTTTGCCCCTTTCTCTTTTTTTCTCCTTTCTTTTCCTCTCCTTTCCTTTCCTCTCCTCTAGGGAGCTCTTTTCGCGGATTCGCAGCTTTTTTCGCAGTTTTGATCAATTCGCCGCAATTCTTCGCAATTTCCCGCTCGTTAGTTCCGAGCACTGTTTTTTCCTGGTCGTTCAGAATCCAACCGCACTCTATCAATAGTTCGATGGAGCTCGTAAAAACTGTTAGGTCAACCATTAAAATTTGAGCCAAATCTTCAAATGTCATCGGCTCGCCAGAGCTCCGGCTGAGCTCCCCACGGCGTTCTACTGGAAGGGTGGCCGAGTACATTACCAGCATTTGAAAAACGCCATAGGCAACGATTCCAGCAATCCCCTGCCTCATTAGCTTCATTCTGCCGGTGCTGTGCAACTCGACCGGGCTAAAATAGTAATCCATTCGTTTCTTCGGGCGCTTCGCAACTTGCGGGCACTCGAAAACTTCCCACTTGTAAATCCTTAACATCGCTGCTCCTTTGTTGTGTCCAAAAAAAAAGCGAGCTCCAATCCTTTAGAGCTCGCCCAGGTTGGGCGAAAGCTTACCCAACCTTTTGATTAAAACGGTATGTCGTCCGCTTTGTATTCCGCTTTCTCCACGGGGGCTGGCTTGCTAGGTGGCTTTGCAGTCCCCGCCTTTTCCCGGTCATCGTAAACGTTAATCCAAGCGTTTTGGTTGCTTATTTCGCGACCGTCCTTAAAAACAATGTGGCTAACTTCGCCGTCCAGTTGCCCTCCTAGGCGTCCCTGGTTGTCCCAAAATGCAGCAATCGAGGCATAATTGTCGGTCGTTTTGCTTTTGGCCACAATGCGTAAAACTGGCTTGTTTCCTGCCATTTCATCACCTTAAACTTTCTGGCCAGTCGGCCTTAGATTTGTAACTCTCAAAAAAATCAATCATTTTTTCCAGGCTCGTCCGGTCAAGCTCTCGCAGCTCCTTGCCCTTTATTCGGTGAACCCAGCTTTCTAATGCGGCGACAGTCCGAAATGCGTAGCTCGCATGTTGTAGAAGCTCAAACCCGGTAGGCTTGTTTTCGCCCGTCGCCAGCGTGTCAACCTTTTTTGGCAAATCCTCGCCGTAATACAAATAAAATCCAAGCCCAAATAAGCCCAGGCACTTTACCAAGCAACGCATTTTGGCGTCAGCTACGTCCCTGGCTGTTGGATCTGCTTTTGCAACGTTTTTATATCCAGTCATTACTGGCAAAAACATTGTTCGCTCGCATCCCAGGATTCGGACGGTACAGCTCACTTCTGCCGTCTTATCTGGGTACACCAGGTAGCTCTCCCCGTTGTACTTCTCAAACCAAAATTCCGCCGTTGGGTAGTGCTCCATCAAAATCCGCCAGGCGTGGCCCCAGGACAGATAGGTAGCGTTATTCTTGACTTCGGTGCAAGCTCCAACGTCAATGGAGCTCAACTTTTCCCAAATCGTTTTAAAATTTGCTTTGACGGTTGCCTCCGGGACAACCAAATTGTCGGTAGCGTTCATGCTTTCCCTTTCTGAAACGCCAGGGCTTGGGTAGACACAATTGGGGTGAAAGGAGGAAGCCCCCCCCAAGCCCTGGCTCTGTTTGAAATTTTGTGTCGCCTCAAAATCTAGCAACTGCGGGCTCGCAGTCAAGCCCAGAAATTTTTTTATTTATTTTTGACTTTTTTTTCATTTTGTTTCCAATATTTTAGCTGCGTCGACGAACAGTATGATAGAAAGAGGGAAGTTTAAAACACGACACCTAACGAAAGGAAAGAAGGATGAGAGTCAAAAACCCAAAACGACACCACTGGGTAGTAGAGACTAGACCGGCGGACAGAGTGGACGCCAGTTTTCGACCTGCTGTTACAGAGCTAACTTACACGAAAGCTGAACGGGTTGCCGAGGAGCTTGCAAAAGAGGACGACAACCTGGAAATACGAATTATCGAAAAAAGGCTGCTCTGGCGAAACTACTAACGACCTGGAAACCTGGAGCTCCAGGAAACTGGAGCTCACTTTTAAAACTCTACGAAAGGAAAGCAAAATGTATAAACTCAGCTCAACAAACAAATGGTATCACAACGCAAGGTTTGACAGCTTTGCCGCTGCGAAAGCGGAGTCGGACAAAGCTGCCGCCCAGGGGGTGACGGCAGATGTCATTGCCTTAACTGACCGAGACAAATTTAGGATCGCATACACGCCCAGCTCGGCCCCGGGTGGCAAGGCGATTCGAGCTACCTACCTAAAGCGGGAAAAGACCTAGACCTGGAAACTTAGAGCTCCAGGAAACTGGAGCTCACTTTTAGAACTCTTGAAAGAAAGGACGTGTGATGACACTAGAGCAAATAGAAAATGAAATTAAGTTTTGGTCAGGTCTTGTTGCAAAGCGACACAGCCAAGGGCTGGAAGCAAAGTTTGAAAAGCGATGTGTCGAGGAGCTACAGAAGTCGGCGTTGTTGCAATTTGCGAGCCGCAAAAGCCTGGGCAAAAAAAACTAAAAACTTTTGACTTTTTTTCCATTTTGTTTCCAATATTTTAGCTGCGTCGACGAACAGTATTATAGAGAGGCGGAAGTTTACAACACGACACTTAACGAAAGGAAAAGCAAGATGACACTGAAACGAATGAGGATCGAAACAGCAAGCACTAAAGACGAGTGCAACGTAAAGATTCACGCCTGCGGAACGGGCGAAGTCCTAAGCGGATGCTTTAAAGGCGAGCTCCTTACGCCCTACCAGATCAGGAATGGAGGATGCAACACGACTAAAATAACAGACCTGACACCAGTCCTCGACGACCACAACGACCAGGACGACCACAACGACCAGGAAGATTGGCAAGCTGCAATCGAGGAAGCTCAAGAAGGCTGGGGAACGATGCCTGGCTACTAACACAGCACAAAAGACCTAGACCAGGAAACCTGGAGCTCCAGGAAACTGGAGCTCACTTTTAAAACTTTACGAAAGGGGAGTAAGATGAAAACAGGGTTTGACAGAAGGCTGAGTTGGACGTGCGCTCAATCGCCGGAAATATCTTGGCACATTCAGACAAGAAAAAAGGGAGACACAAGTGAAGCTTTTGAAACTGTCCAAATACAATTGTCCTATTCCTCAGCAGTCCGGGCGGCTGAGGATTGGGCAGACAAGAGAGCTGACCTGGACACTCAGGTAGTCGAAATTGTTGGGGTGGTTTGGCAAAGCTTTAAAAGTTAAAACAAACTGGGGTTGCGACCTACCTGGCTGCGTGTTAACTTCGCTGCTCGCACGCAGCCTACAATGGCAGGCTCGGGGCGGAACACTGGCTGGGCTTCGTTCCCCTGGCTAAGAGCTGCAAGTAGAACGGCTGAACCCGAGTCGGCCATTGTGGGCTGCAAGAAACTTTAACCTGGAGGAAAACATGAAAGACACAAACCGATTTGCGCTGTTGATTTTTGAAAACAATTTGGAGCTTATTACCCTCGGCGAAAACGTAAAAACGCCTTGGTGTCTTGCCAAGAAAATCATGGGCGACGTTAATTTAGAAGTAGTAGGGATGCGACCGCCATTTACACACGACTTTGCCGGGATAATCCACGAGGAAGGAAAGCCGGAAGGGCTTGAAAAAAACGACCTGGCAACAACTTGTTGCGGGTCAACGTTATTCCCAGGCGATTACATTGCCGGCCCAATGATTGTTTGCGTTAACGACAGCCATTTGTCTGGCTTGGATAAAGCCAATTTTCATCACTTTGATTTTTTTATGACCGTAGCCAGGAATTTTTTTCGTGCAAACACTGAACAACAATCTAGTTCGTAAATTTAGGTCGAGCGGCGTCACAGCCTATAAGCTTTCTAAGCTTACTGGGCTGGCTGCAACGACGATAACCAGGTGGTCAAAGGGCGAATCTGAAATTTCGCTAAAGACCGCTGAAATTATTGCCGATGCGTTAAAATGTAAACTTACTTGCACTTGGAGGAAAAAATAATGCTTGTGTTAACCAGGAAGGTCGAGGACATTGTAAAAATTGGCGACAACATAACGGTAAAGGTGGTTCGTGTTAACGGCAACCAGATCCGGCTTGGCATTGAGGCGCCAAACGACATACTGATTACCAGGGGAGAAATTGATTATGAGCGAGCCAACCAAGCCGGTAACGGATCCCGGCCAGGCGTTGCGGTTGCTGATTGAGTTCGAAACTTTAATCGAGCAGCTTCAAGAAAAAATTTGGAGGGACGGTCGAGTTCGTAAAAAATTTAGTCGTGAGTTTCTTCACGACATCTTATGTTGCGGCAGGGATCCCCTGGAAGCAGTCGAGCTCTGCACTCAGGCAATTCACGGCGACGAAACGGACGACACATACATGCTTGTTGTTGGGCTCGCGAAATGCGGTGTCCGGCACTACCGACCAAATGATAAATTTGCAGATTTTTGAAGCAGATCCGCTGCAAACCATTACCCTGGATTACGCTCTGACTAATCGAAACACTGGTCGAGGGCATCATTGGGGGCAGTCGGCTTCGTGCCGAAAAAAACTTGAGCTCCTGGTTGCTGCAAGCCAGGGGCGGCAGGTGCCATTTAGCCACCCGGTAGCTTTGATAGTTACCAGGGTGCTTGGCCCTGGTCAACGAAAATGGGATGCCGACAGCGTTGGGCGCGGATCTGCAAAAGAGCTAATTGACAGCCTTGTAGCTTGCGGTTTTTTTGTTGACGATTCGCCCAGGTGGATCGTTGAATGTATTTTTACGCAGGACGATAGCCGGCGACAGGTCGGCCCAAAAACGGAAGTAGCTATTTATGGGCGGATTGCATCGAGTGATGAGTGACGAGCTGTTTGTGGAGCTCTGGAACGAAATTGGCGACCTGGGGCAAATTGCCAGGCGTTGCGGGCGTTCTAAAATTAGCGTTTTTGCTAAAGCCGAACAGCTAGCCAGCAAAGGTTACGAGCTTCGCGAAATTGAAGGATCCGAAAAAGTAAAGCACACAATTTATTTGCCGTCGCCAGAGCAAATTAAGCTAGAATGTCTAAAAATTCGAGCTCGAAAAGGCGACCTTTTTGCTTGTGAAACGGTGGACAACCATGAAAATAAACCTGGGAAACAACGAGCTCTGGACGGTTAATTTTGTTTCAAAATCTAAAATGCCGGCAAAAACCTGGGGCGACTGCAACAACAAAACAAAAACAATCCGGGTACGAACCGACCTTTGTGCTGTAAATTTTCTTGACACGTTTATCCACGAAATGTTGCACGCCTCCAATTACGTGTGCTTTTCGGAGGAATTTGTCGAGCAAACAGCGACTCAAATGGCAAAAGCTCTTTTAAAATCCGGCCTGGTTGTCGTCCCGCCCCAGGACTAACGGTTTCTTGGGTTGATACATTTAAATTTGCCACAAGCAGTCCATTCTGCCGGCCCTTCAAACTTCCGACCACAAACGCAAGTTTTTAGCCCTGCCTGGGGGCCTGGCGGCCTTTTTACGCCTATTTGTTGCAATCGGAGTGTGTCGTGCTGCCAGAACACGTCACAGCGTTTACAGCACTGTTCGGGCTGTCCCGAGGCGTAAGGCTCAATTGAACAATCGCCGTTAATTTTCGTGCAATGGTAAATCGGCACGTCCTTTTTGTGCCTCATGCTGCAAAGCTTGTTTGATCGCCAGCCCGTGATGCTTTCCCGGTGGTTGCCAGGGCATGGGAATTTTTTGTTTAGGCTTTCGGCCAGTTCTTCTTTTGTCATATAAACGCAATCCTACCAGGACAAACGTGGCCGGCACAGCAACGCTAAGCCCAATCGTTATCGCAACTGCCAATGCAGCTTTTCTAATCATGTTACGGGCCGTCTCCACCGCCTCCGCCTGGGTCGCCGCCTCCACCTGGGTCACCGCCACCGCCACCGCCACCGCCACCGCCACCGCC